TGTGCCTCGTTATGAGGTGTTAACGCAACAAAATCTTTTACTTCATAATCTACTTTACCTATGCTATCTAATTCTATCACAGTGACATTCCGCCAAACGTGTCTTCTGATACGTCTTGCTTCACTCCTCCTTGAATATAAGAAGTGATTTCTGTTTCTTGTGGTGCTACTTGTACATCTGCGCCAGCAATCCATTTTTGTGTCCATGGTAATGGATTCGATTGTGGAACAACATATGGACATTTTAGATTAACAGCAATCATACGTTTGCAACAAATCCATTCAATGTAATCACTTAATAATTGTGTGTTTAATCCAATCATACTGCCATCTTTAAATAGATACTCAGCCCATGCTTTTTCTTGGTCAACTGCATCAACAAACATCTGAATACATTCTTTTTCTGTTTCTTTTGCAATTTTAATATAATCTTTATCGTCTTTAGGCAAAATCTTTAGAAGTGATTGAGTAGATGCCAAGTGCAAATTCTCATCACGTGCAATTAGTTTAATAATTTTAGCATTGCCTTCCATCTTCTTAAGTTCAGCAAAAGCCCAACTACAAGCAAATGATACGTAGAAACGAACACCCTCTAGGATGTTAACACTCATCAGTGTTTTGTATAATGCTTTCTTAAGTTCGTATAAGTCTACTTCAACTTTCTTGCCATTGACTGTATGTTTGCCCTCTCCTAGCAATTGATACTTTAATGACAAGTCAATAAGTTCATCGTAGTTAGTACTGATAGCATCAGCACAATCTGTAATCTCAGGAATATTCATCATCTCATCAAATACTTTACTAGGATTAGCATACACATTACGAATAATATGAGTGTAACTACGTGAGTGAATTGTTTCACTGAATGTCCAAGTTTGAATCCATGCTTCTAGTTCTGGAATAGATACTAGTGGTCCAAATGCTTCAACTGGCGCACGACCTTGAACACTATCTAATATAATTTGTCTTTTAAGATTACTTGTGAAAATGTGTCTTTCATTATCTGTAAGATTATTGAAGTCGTTTGCATCCTTATGACAATCAACTTCTTCTGGACGCCAGAAGAAACCCAACTGCTTATCAGTTAGTTTGTCAAACTGTTTATACTTCAACATATCATAACGCTGGATTGTCACTCCACCTGACGGGTCCAAAAATGCTTTCGCTTTTGTGTGGTCTTGTTTGTTGTTTGAATTAAATACGCTCATAGTTTCCTCTCTTAGTTTTCTCTCAATTGCTTCATATTTATCATCTTCAAGACTTTATTTCTAATTTAGCCTTAGCCAATTTGTAATAAAGGCCGTATTCTGCTAGTATTATACAAGTGTCACTAGGATGTTCATGTGTCATCTCATTTAATGTGTGTATTGTTTCATTTATTAGAAAGTTAATTACATTTGGTTTATCTGCAAGTATCTTACACATCTTAACTACTTCATCTAACTCTCTTAGTGAGGTCGGTTTGAATCTTTTATCATCCAATTCAAAATATATATTTTGCGGTATAGAAGTAGTTACCTCTATCCATTTTAAAAAATCTGGCATATCATATAATGGTTCTATGTCATTTCCATCTCTATAAAAATCTATGTTATTTGATATGTGTATTAAGCAATCCTGTGTTTCGCCTCTTCTTAAAAATTCTGTTATAAATTTTTGATACATAGAAAAGTCTACATATGGAGAAAGTTTAATGTCATAGTTATAAAATATACCATTACCAGAAAAAAATTCATCTTCTGCTATTTTATTTGATTCGCTATAGTCTGAATGCTCTCTGCAACTATAAAAATACCCTACTCGCTTATTGTCTCTCAGCGGTCTTACACATATACCATGTGCTTCTTTATAACTAATAAAATCACCATCCATTAAATGGTACAACCTTCACAGTCTTCATCATCTATTAATCCAGGCTCTAATGGTTCTTCATCATTAAGAGCATTGATATCTAGTTCGCCTTGTCCATCAAATGTATTGAAGTAATACAATTGTTTTCCACCATACTTATAAAACATAATAAGATGCTGTAACATTACAGACATTGGAATTTTCTCATCTTCAAAATGTACTGGATTATAACTTGTATTCACTGATATACCTTGGTCGATATACTTCTGTAACACTGCCATAATCTTTAAATAACCTTCTGGACTTTTCTGGTCCCATAGAAGTTCATATTTGTTTTTCAACTTGTGAATACCAGGAACTACTTGCTTTAGTACACCGTGCTTTGATTGTTTAACACTAACAAGGCTACGTGGTGGTTCAATACCATTTGTACTATTACTAATCTGTGCTGATGTTTCTGCTGGCATAAGTGCCATCACTGTTGAGTTTCTAATTCCATATTCTTTAAGGTCTTCTCTAAGAGATTTCCAATCCATTCTTTCTTTATGAGAAACAAGTTCATCAATCTCTATTTTACGTGTATCTATTGGAACGACTCCATGTCCATACTTTGTCTCATCAGATTTAGGACAAGGTCCTATTTCTTTTGCCAAATTATTTGAGGCTTTGATTAGATAATAACTCCATGCTTCTGTCCATTCATCTACTAACTCTAAGTTAGGGTCAGAGTAATTCGTATCATTTTTAGCCAGCCAATACGCAAAATTTATAATGCCTACACCCAAAGGTCTCCTATTATTTGTTGCCAATTCGGCAGCAATCAATGGATAATCCTGGTAACTCAATAGAGCATCAAGTCCTCGTATTGCTAACTCACAAGGTTTCTCAAAATCTTGTGGTGATTTGATGTTGCCCCAATTAATAGCACTTAGTGTACAGAGAGCAATTTCTCCTTCTTCGTCCATCACACTACTCAATGGCTTAGTTGGAAGAGTAATCTCACAACATAGATTTGATTGTTTGATTGGTGCTACTTTTGTATCAAAAGAACTATGGTCATTCGCATGGTCTACATTTTGTAGATAGATACGACCTGTATTCTTACGTTCATTCATAAATGATGAAAATAGTTCAATCGCTGGAACTGTTTTCTTACGAATAGATGTTTTACGTTCTGCTGTTTCATAAAGTTCACGGAACTTATCTTGGTCATTGAAGAATGATTCGTATAGTCCTGGGACATCTTGTGGTGAGAACAATGTGATATTGCCACCAGTCATTAGACGTTCATACATTAGTTTATTGAACTGAACACCATAGTCCATGTGACGAACACGATTGTCTTCTGTGCCTTTGTTATTCTTTAAAACAAGTAAATCTTCAACTTCATAATGCCAAACAGGATAATATAATGTTGCCGCACCGCCTCTAACACCGCCCTGTGAACATGATTTAACTGCCGCTTGAAACATCTTATAGAATGGAATGACACCAGTATGTGATGCATCGCCATTACGAATAGGTGAGTTTATAGCACGGATACTACCCGCACCAACCCCAATTCCTGCTTTCTGAGAGACATATTTAACAATTGAACTAGATGTCGCATTAATACTATCTAAACTATCATCTGTTTCAATTAATACGCAACTACTGAATTGTCGTTGTGGTGTACGAACACCAGCCATAACAGGCGTTGGCAATGAGATGTCAAAAGTACTAATCGCATCATAGTAATCTTTTACGTACTTTAGTCGTTCTTCTTTTGGATAGTTACTAAACAATGTTGCCGAAATTAGCATATATGCCATTTGTGGAGTTTCGAATACTTCTTTAGTTACACGATTTTGAACAAGATATTTGCCACGAAACTGTTCCATTCCAACATAAGTGATGTCAAAATCTCTATCGTGTTTAATGAAAGTGTTAATCTTTTCCCATTCTTCTATTGAATAATCTTCTAACAATGCTTTATCATAGAAACCAGATTTAGAATTCTTGTTGACTAACTCTGCAATGTGACATGGTTCAAAAGTACCATACACTTCTTTTCTAATATGATAATTAATTAGATTACCTGCTACCCATTGATAGTTTGGTGTTTCTTCTGTGATTAATTCGGCTGCCGCTTTGATTAATGTTTCTTGTATCTCACTACTAGTCATTCCACTATAAAACTGGATATGCGATTTTAATTCAACTTCACTAGCAGATACATTATTGATATTACTACATGCTTCGAAAACGACTTTGTGCATTTTCTCTAAGTCTAATTCCTCTTTGTCTCCGTTTCGCTTAACTATATGAATTCCGGTCATTTTATCCTCTGCCCTAATATGTGTTAATCTCTGAATCTTCCATGCCCGCAACACGTAACTTAATTATGTTGGACAGTTGAAAGTGCTTAATTTCAAACCCTTTTGTTATTCCGAGATACTGATTTCTGATGAGTGCTACTTGGTTTATCAATTCACCTACTGCAACAATTTCATCTTCGCCATCTGCATATTTTTCGGCATCTCTACTGCTCAATACTTTATTATAGTTCTCTAAATATTTTCGTAGATACGAACTTCTTTTCTTTCGTAATGATATATTTAGATGTTCTAAAATGGCCTCTATCTCTTGTAATTGACCAAAACGAAGTTCTACGTAAGCAGGAAGATACGTGGCATTTTTTTCAATATTACCTTTTATCTTCACTTCATTTCTTGCATCCTTTAACTCTGTTTCAAAGTATTGAATACAATTAGGAATTTCACCCCAGTCTTTTACTACTTTACTATACCAGTTCATCAGTCCCAATCATCGGTGTCATTATCATTTTCATCTTCTTCATCCTCAAAGTATCTATCTATTGCAACCAAAAGAATTGGGTTGCCGTCAATTAGTATTTCTATATCTTCACTACTCATTCCTAAATCATCGCATTGCTTTATGAACATTTCGCCGGCTTCTATTCTATCTTTGCCAGGAATATAGTTCACTAAAGTTTCCCACAATTCGTAAAGTGATTCTGATTCCAAGTTGACTCCTCTTAGTTTTTTCTTGTTATGATAAGCAATCTATTTATACAGATTGCTTGATTTTATACTTCTTCTGAGGCAACAGTTTCGACTGATTCTAATTCGTGTTTTTCAGCATCAATGTTCTCTTCGTTCCAATCATTCATAACAATATCAAGTTTTTCATCTGACCAATTCTTGCGAAATTCAATCATCTCTGTGCCAGATTTAGCCATATACTTCAATCGATTTCCTTGTTTAACAAGCAAACCTTTCGCTTCAAAAAACTCAACTAGACCGCTATAAGGACTCATACCAGTTTCGTATGGAATCTCAACTTGTACACTTTCAAATGGTTTTGAGTATCGTGTTTTCATTACTTTACAAGCCGCTCTAATACCATGTACTTGTGAAGTTTTATTACCATCTGCATCTACTTTTAGTTTAAGTTTACGCATTGCTACTACAATAGAACTAGCATAGATAAACCCTTGACCACCTGATATCTTATCGTCTGGGTCAAACATATCTTGTGATGCATAAGTATGATTTGTAGCAACTAAACCTACGTTATAGTCACCAAACATATTCACACTGTTACGTACTAACGATGCCAACGCTTTTGGCTTACGACCCATATCACCTTTCATGTCACCCTTGTTAAATTGGTCAACATCAGTTGGGGTCATCATCATTCCTAGACTATCAATAACAAATAAAACCTTAGGACGGTCTTCGTCTGGTCTATCTGCGTGGTCTTCTTTATAACCTTTCATAAAGTCTGAAATGATTTTAGCAACATCGTCAATCATTGCTACGTTTAATTTTAATAGTTTTTCTGGTGTAGTATCTACATCTAGTGCGTGTAACCACGTTTCGTCTAGTGCGTTTTCACTGTCGATTAGTACTACAAAAATTCCTTGGTCTTGTGCATTTTTTACGATATTACCAGCGGCGATAAATGATTTACCTGCACCACTTTCACCTGCAAAGACTGTTACTTTACCAAGTGGAATTCCCTTATGGAAGTCGTTACTGATAAGTTTATTTAATGTGTAATTTCCTGTTGATACCCAAGTATCTGGGTCTCTAAAACCAACACTCATACCAGGAACAGATTTTGTTATATTTTTGCGAAACTTACTCGCATCAAAGGCTCGTGCCATATATTTCTCCTTATGTGATATAAAAGAGTAAGGGGAGAAGAACTCTCCCCCACTCAATATTGGTTCTTAGTCTGTTTTTCTACTACGAATCATTGCTAAGATATCTGCCGCATTTCCAGATGCATCAGTCGTTTCAACTGGTGCTGGTGCTGGAGTCGGTGTTGATGCTTCTGTAACAGTTTCAACTGGAGCAACTGCCTTAACTTCTTCTACTTTTGGAGCAGAAGGTGTTGGAGTTGGTACAGAAGTTCCTGCAGGAACATCTAACCCATAAGGTTTATAGTGCTGTCCCCAACGAGTTGGGTCATACAATTCACCATCAACAGATGCTTCAAACATCTCTGTAATAATTCGCATGTCATCCTCAGTTGGACGTTTAGGCATAAACTCATTCAAGTCGTAAAGACCATGAGTTTCAACCGATTGACGTTCTTCTTCATTTAGTGAACGCTCTTTACGAGACCACGATGAAGTTGAATAGTCAGCATATTGACCTTTTGTTGTTTTAGTTAGACGGAAATCAGTACCTTGTTCATATTCCGTTGGTAGATTATCCATGTCTGGATCCATTAGAGCCGCCTTCAATAACTTGAAGATTTGTGGTCCAATGATAAATCTACGGATTGGATTTTCAGGTTGCTCACCACCAATTGGGTCAGTTACAACCAAACCTTGAAAAACGTATGAACGTTTTTTCCAGTATGTACGACCTAAGTCTTCCATTGCTGGGTCTTTAAACCAAGGACGAATTTCTGCGTGAATTGGGCAAGACTCGCCCCACATTTCAAC